ATATAGTCTTTTGTTTTAGATCATAGCGTTTGCTACAATCTTCATACATCTGTACGACAGCTGCATGTTCTTTATCATTTAAGTTAAAGCTCTTGTACTTCCAACCGTTTAGTCTTGGATCTTTTGGATGTGTCATAGTTTAGAACCTTTCTAATTAAGCAGTAGAGAGATAAGCTAAGGGAGCTCGGTTTTATCTTAGATTTTGGTACCTTGCTCGTATACCTCTCTACCTATTGAATACAGTGTCATCTACCAGGTGGTTAAAGTAACCAGTGACAGGCTAACTACTCGTTGTGTATTACGTAATTCAAACGAGGTCTCCTAGTTTGCAGAACTTTCCAGGTGGAATAGAGACTGTACTCAAATATTTACAGGTGATAGGTTGGAGTTCTTAACCTACCACCCTTTCCTCTAACGGAAACTATTTAATATATCCTGGTTTAGCTACTACACTAAACGCAACTCGAGGATTATTAACTAATGCTTGTGCGCCTTCATAAGTAATTAACTTATTGATCTCGATCATCAAGCTATTGGTAACTTGTATTGGTATATAACCTTCAATACCATCAGCTACATATTTACCATCTTGGTTTAACCATTTAATTTTTGGATAAGCTTTGATGTATATTTCCTGTTGTTCATCAGGACTCATTGCTGGATTGTTCATCATATTTCTCCTTTCTTAGTACTTGATTAAAATAACACCAGTAGTCATTACCATAAGTAATTGATCCCTGATATTCTAATCTGGTATCATAACTCTGTGTATCACAAGAGGTATCATTCTCTCCTGCTACATCATGGTCATCTGTTGCTATACTAATTGATTTGATAACACCAATTCTTACTTCATTGTAATCATTGTTCCAAGTAGTGGTAACAATAATATCACCAACTTTGATAATACCTTTGTAAGATGCTTTGTGTAATCCTACCCTATAATCTTCTCTAGGATAAGTTCTCATTAGGTTTGTCATATGTACTCCTTTCAGTACCACCAGTCCTTGATAGACCAGAGTGTTTTGTTAGTATGATATGCGATTGTTTGCCATAGATTACGACCATAGTTCCAACCTGGAATCATACTGAAGAATAAAAATATACTTGTTATAAATAATATCTTTGTATAACTTCTAGGCTTACGCATATTTGCTAGTTCTTTGCGATGCTCGAACAGTTGATACTTTAGATCTTCTATCTCTTTGCTACGCCACTCAACTTCCATATGATAAAGTTCACGTTCTTCATCATTCATTGTACTGTTTTGTGTTTTGTTTCTGTTGTCATTTCGAAATCAAATATCATATCAAGATCTTGCTCATCAAAGAAACCAGCAATATTATTATCAGCTAGTAGCTCTTTGATTGCTTTGTCTTTGGCATAACCTTTCTTGACTTTCTCAACTGCAACATCAATTTTGTTTTCGGCTTCATCATAAGCCCATGCATTAGTCTTGGACATAACCCTCCATTTCTACCATCTGATCTGTAATGGCATCATCATATTTTTTGAACTCGTTTTTGTAATCAACCATCACTTGTTCTATCTTGTTTACCAACTGCAGCTGTGTAATTTTATCTGCATAGTACTCATCATACAAAGCTTTGATTTGATCCATCCAATGATTTGGCATATTGATTCCTTTCTATGTTAATCGTATATAAAACATTTCAGCAACTGGTGCTGAACTAAACTTCTCATTAAACCATTTGGTATAAGTATCTTGCAATTGATCTCTGATCATACGAGCTGTTTCTATATCATGTGTTGTTACTATTGCTTCTGCGTATGAAGATCTAAGTACATGATATTCTGCTTGTCTTTGTTTAGGTTTAAGCTGTGTTATCTTTTCGTTCATTGTCTTGTAACTCCAATTCTGTTGATACTGCTGTTAATGAATCTGCATCTAATCCTAAGTCTACTGCTACAGTACCAACTATTGGACTGATCTGCATTCTATTATTTGCAGCACACCACATTTGTTGCATAGCTGTTGCTGTTAGATTTGTGGTTGGTTGATCTTTATACAATCCTTCTTCATCTAAAAAGATAGGATATTCTTTTGTACTACCTGGTATCATACCGTATGCTACTTCTATCATACTACAACCAAGTAGTTTGTATAATGGTTTGAATGATGGACCACCTGATTCTTCTTCATTCCATTCACCATCTACTACATGTGCTGTTGTTTTACCATCAGGTTTAATTATACTTATACTGTGTTTTACTTGCATGTTATCTCCTTAGTCTGATTTTGTTTTTGTCACCCCAGCTGTACAGTTTTTCGATTGCATCTAAGTAATCTTCTGTATTTGTACAGTGAAATAATTTACTACGATTCATTTCAAGTTTCTTGATAAACTTCTTGAACTTGAACTCTGGATCTTTGAACAGAACCAACATAGCAACTACATAAGATCTACGTTTATAGCCCTGATAATAATTACCAGATTCTATAATCATCTTTGCTTGCTTCTGTGCTGTCTCGTACTGACCAGATGGTATAGTAAACAATCCTTGTTTGAACTGTTCAGTATGCGCTCCACGATTATCAGTTAACATCATAAGACATACAGCATTAGGAAACCTTGTTGTCTTTTTAAAATGTTTAAAGATTGTATATGGACCGACCTTATCTGTTCTATTCTCTAACTGTACATATGAATCTAAGAAATCATCTAGTGTCCAGTTCTTACTGTGCTGATTGATCTGTCTTAAACCTGTTAGATTTATTTCATTACGATAGTAGTAAACATCTAAACCTAGTTGCTTACAAGCTAGATATCTATGTTGTCCATCTACTATCTCATTCTTTTTATTGATGATGATTGGTGTAGGAATATAGTTTTCTTTCATAGAGTTAACTAGTTTCTTTACATGTCTTTCATCAACTGGTCTATTACCATGAACAAATTTAAACTTGTCATAGTCTTTAGATACTTCTATTCTAGTTTTGTCTTTCATGTTTTTTTCCTTTAATGATCAAGACCAGGTGGGAAGTTAAAGCTTCTTGTAGGTAGGCTACCCACCTGAATCTCATTGGTTAATTGGACTCTACTTTTGTAACAGGACCCTCAAGGTACTTGTCACTATTGCCAGCCCATAATGCAACTTGATGTACTACACCGTTACTGTCCTTGTAGTAACCTGAATACATTGGAGCATTCTCATTGTCACTAGTCACAAGATATAGATTGATTCTATCATTCCTATCTGGTGCATAGTCATCAGCATATGCTACTGTACCCAGCAACATAGTGAATAGTATTACTATTGTTTTCATGTTATTCCTTTCGTTATTGTTTAAGCATTGTATGAATCTCAGCTACTGTTGTTCTTAGAACATCTATCTCAGACTCACACCATCCTACTTGCACATATTTATGGTCAACCCATATGATATATACTAACAGAATTATTATAATTAATCTATATACATTACTCACTCCAGCCATCCCTGAAGTTAGTATCTAATAGATCTTCACATATCCAATACACTAGATTGGTTGTATCCTCATCAGGAACACAATCAAACTTGGTGTACATCTGATTGTCTTTCTCAATGATATAACTATCATCGAATGTCCATACTTCGTAAGAACCATTTGTCCACAACTGCTGACCATAACCATTACAGTTATGACCGAACTCATCACATGGTTCCATCTGTTGATATTCTTCTGCAACTGCTACTGAACTGAATGTGAATAACATAACTGCTATTGCACACACATATAGTATTAATAAGTTTCTCATTTCTACTCCTAATCTGCGTAATCATTTAACCAGTGTTTACCTGGATAATATATCTTACGCCATTTGTTGGTATCTATCTTACCATTGTTTATTGTGGAATACTTTAGATCATCAGCATCTTCTGCATTACTAAAGCCCATAGAATATTCTAAGCCTAGCTTATCTGACCACATTACTCGTACTGTCCATTCTTGAACTGGACCAGATGAATAACATCGTACAACTGGCTGTCTATCCTTCAAGTTCCAATTTGTGTATGTCATGTGATATCCTTTCTTGTAGGAAGATCTCGCTGGTTAACGGATGGAGATTTTAGCCGTAACTTCCTGTTAGCCCTAGGTTATAAACCTAGAGCTTGGTTATATTCTTTGATATGCTTTGGTTGAATTTCTGATACGTTGTTGTCTTTAGGAATATCATCCCAAGATTTGTAGTAATGTTCCTTATCAGTAAACTCTTTCATTATCTGATATGCAATCTCATAAGATTGATATAAGACTCTGTTCTTCTGTGCCATTTCTGCTGGGAAACTAGAGCTACCAGATTCGCTGACAACCTTCTCAGCTTGCTGTTTGAACTTGTTCCTTTGCTCGAAATGCCAATCAGTTCTTTCAAGTAATCTACCATACATTCCAACTGTGAAGTTATTCATTGCATAGATCCAATTACTATCATTGGGCTTTATCACCTTCTCATTCTTCTGAACCTTTGCGAAACTATCTTCGAAAGCTTTCATCGAATCGATAAGATCTTTAGTTACTTTCGTCATCAGCTGTTCTGATTCGGAAGTTAGAGGTTTGATCGTGTCTGTCATGTCGTGCCTTTCGTTGTCGTTGCGAAGGAAAAAATCTTCCTTCACACCTGCAAGGGAGATTCTTTTCCGCAACGATAAGTACGAAAGGTTGACAGATGACAGCCGATCCCAAACAAATAACTCTGAACTGAACATGGCTGATGTAAGTAGTAAAGCTTATCGATTGTGAAAGCCACTTGTCCTTCTTCTTGCACAACTGATGCAGAACTAGAATGAGATGATAAACCCTCCCCCATGGTCTTGTATAGATACTTGTATGGTTGGTCATACAGTAGTAGATAAGAAGGTTGTCGGAGGTACAATAAAGGCATGGTTGCACAGACAAGAGCCAGAGTCTAGGCAAGATATACAATACATGGTAGTAGTTTAATTCAAAACGGATCGTAATAGGGGGTTTTACAGACCGACCATGCAACTTGCACAAGTGGGTAGCACAATATACAAAAAGGAACGAAGGAAACTAAGTCTCGAAACTTGACACACACAGACAAATAACTATATTTAGAGACGTGGGGGTTTTAATCCTTTCGAACTCCCACACTACATTATGACAGAGCTTACAATCAGGGCATCAGTAGCCCCAGCATTATTATTCCTTGAGACGCAACTGCCGATACAGGTGGTTAAGGATCTCAACACCTACCTCGATAAACGACACCGTAAGGGTGGCGAATCATTTGCTAAGCAACTGGTAGGACAGATACAACACGGTGAACAATTAAAGATTGATCCACATGATCCACTGATAGGGGGGTTTGCTAACATAGTAACCACCATGTCTAAGGCTTATGTAAAACAGTTCTGCAATACCATTGGCGCCGAAACGCTAGACCGAATACCTAGCTTTCACAGTCTATGGTCGGTACATAGCTATGAACGAGACTATAACCCAATGCATGACCACGGAGTTGATACTCCAATGGGGATATCTTTCACCACCTGGACTAAAATACCAGAACAAATCCAGAACGGACCAGAATATTGCAGTCAAAACCTAGTGGACTCTAGTGGGATAGCTGATGGCTACCTACAGTTTCACTTTGGACAGACTGCTATAAGGGGGTTTGAGGAACTAAGACCACCAGCATCACGCACTGTTAAGCCTGAAGTTGGTAAGATCATATTCTTTCCATCATGGTGTCAACATTGTGTGTATCCATTCGAAGGCGAAGGCGAGAGACGTACCGTAGCAGGTAATATGAATATGGTACCAGCACATCTAATAGACCAAGATACGTCTGTTTGATACCTTAAAATCAATTTAAACACATAAATAGGAGAACTATCATGGGTAATAAGAACTATGGTTCTAGTAAAGATAAAAAGAACAAGAAGAAAAAGAACAAAAAGAAAACAAAAAAGACTATGTCAAAAGGAATGTCATACTAATGAAAATGCTTACAGATAAACAAAAAGCTCTTATGAAGAAACATAAGGTGCATCATACTGCAAAGCACATGGCTTCTATGAAGAAGTCTATGTTAGCTGGTAAGACATTTACTCAAGCACATAAGATCGCAATGAAGAAAGTAGGTAAGTAATGGCTGGTCCAAAACTAAAAGTTAAAAATAAATATAGAGATAGACCTGGTTCAATTATGGATAAAATATTTCATTTAGAGACAGGTGATGTTACCGAGAGACAGATCCGTAACCTTATTAGAGGTGATTTTAAAACTCAAGCTGAAGATAAAAAAAAATATGATGAACAGGAAAAAAGGAATAAACTCTTAAAAAAAAATAATAAACTCTTAAAAATAATGGAGTTATCTGGAAAGTTTATGAACTAATGGCATCACCTAAACCAAAGAACCCAGCTCTATATGCTAGAGTTAAAGCTGAAGCAAAGAAGAAGTTTAAAGTATATCCTTCTGCTTATGCCAACGCATGGCTAGTCAAAACGTATAAGAAGCGTGGTGGCAAGTACTAAATGGCTTACAAGGGCGGTTTGCGCAAATGGTTCAAAGAGGACTGGCGTGATGTTAAGACAGGTAAGAAGTGTGGTCGTAGTGGTAGCAAAGACAAGAATCGACCATATCCTGCTTGTAGACCCAAGAAGATAGCAAAAAGAATAACTAAAAAAGAAGCAGCTAAAAAGACTGGACCGAAAAGAGTCAACTGGTCAGTTACTGCATCTGGCAAAAGAAGAAAGAAATCTAATGGCTAAAACACCAGCATGGCAACGTAAGGCAGGCAAGAACCCTAAGGGGGGTTTGAATGCTAAAGGTCGTGCATCTTATAACAAGGGTAAGACTAAAACAGGTAAAAAACGTAACCTGAAAGCTCCTAGTAAAAAAGTAGGTAATCCAAGACGAGCTTCTTTCTGTGCTAGAATGAAAGGCATGAAGAAAAAATTAACCTCTGCTAAGACAGCAAACGATCCTAACTCAAGAATTAATAAATCATTACGAGCTTGGAACTGCTAATAAAGGAATAACTATGGTAAAAGAAATATTTAAAGACATTGAATCTACAATGAAGTTCTTAACAAGTGATGGTATACCCAATGCTATGTTTAAGAATGGTAAGATTGTAGCTGATGGTTCTAAGTTTGATGGCTTACCTGCTAATGAAAAAAACATTAATGAGATGTTAGATGATACAGATTATGGTGTACAGGCTGGACCAACAGAAGGTGATGCTGGAGAACAAGAACTATACCGACTAATGATCGAAGTATTTAAAGGTAATATTGTAGGACCAGAAGCTGAACAGATTATGCAAGCAGCACAAGGTGAGTTCCCTATGGAGTTTATTGCTAAAGAACAACAAAAATATATGCAACAACCTAAAGCATCAGGTGGTGTTAGGGATACACAAATCATGCCAGATGGTAGACAAGCTAATATGACAGCAGATCAAATGATAATGGAAAGAAATAGATTAAGACAAAATCCAACTAATGATCCTAGAAAATTATTTGAACTAGAACAAGAAATGGGTGGTAATGTAACAACAAGAGGTACTGCTATGAATAGACAACCTTCAATGAAAAATGTATTTGAAAAAGATAGAGAAAGAATGTTAACTATGGCAACTATGGATAAGTTAGGATTATTAACATGAGTCACGGTGGTAAAAGACCTGGAGCAGGCAGACCAAAAGGTATTAAAGCAGGTACAAAAGCAGAACGCTTAGCTGCATCTTTAGGACAAGGACAAACTACTCCTTTAAAATATATGTTAAACTTATTGAATAATCCTCAAGTATCTGTAGAAAAGAAGATGTGGGCTGCTAAAGAAGCTGCACCATTTGTACACTCAAAGTTATCATCTGTTAATCAGGTAGTATCTGGTGATGATAAGAAACCCTTAACCGTTCAAATAGGATGGCGTAAGAAAAAGGATTAATGGATATAGAAATACCGTATGAACCTAGACCTTTACAGGAAAAGATTCATAACGAACTAAAAAGATTTAATGTCATCTGCTGTCACAGGCGGTTTGGCAAGACCGTGTTCGCAATCAATCATTTAATTATGACTGCATGTGAAATACGAAATGCAAGATTGGCGTATATTGCACCAACGTATCGCCAGGGTAAGGCAGTCGCTTACGACTATTTGAAAGAATATACAGACCCTTTAATGAAACTTGGTGGTAAACGTCACGAAACCGAACTGAAGGTTGATCTATGGAATGGATCACGTATACAAATCTTCGGCTCGGACAATCCTGATGCTTTACGTGGACTAGGCTTTGATGGCGTAGTCATGGATGAATTTGCCTTAATGGCACCACGTACCTGGACTGAAGTAGTTAGACCTGCTGTTAGTGATAAACTTGGGTATGTAATATTTATTGGTACACCCATGGGACATAATCAGTTCTGGGATGTATACGATTTAGCAAAACGCATAGGAGGAGATTGGTATGCACAATTATATAGAGCTAGTGAAACAGAAATTATCCCAGCTGAAGAACTTAGGTCAGCTAGGGAAACAATGCCACACGACCAGTTTGAACAAGAGTATGAATGTTCTTTTCAAGCTGCCGTATCTGGGGCTTTTTATGGCAAGCAGATCCAGAAAGCAGAACGAGATAATCGTATATGCAGTGTGGACATTGCTAATAATATTCCTGTTGAAACTTGGTGGGATCTAGGTATTGGTGATTCAACCAGTATTTGGTTTGCACAAAGAGTAGGTAATGAAATACACCTGATTGATTATTACGAAACATCTGGTGAAGCATTATCACATTATGCAAATGTATTAGAAGAAAAAGGTTATACATATGGTAGGCATGTTGCCCCTCATGATATAACAACAAGAGAGCTTGGTACTGGTAAATCTAGATTAGAAGTAGCTCATGATTTAGGACTAGACTTTGAAGTATGTCCTAGGTTAGAAGTAGATCATGGTATTGAAGCTGTGAGAAACACATTAGATAGATGTTGGTTTGATAAGAACCGATGTAAATATGGTATTGATTGTTTGCGACAATACCGAAAACAGTTTGATGATAAAATGCAAACATTTAAAAATAAACCACTACACGATTGGTGTTCACATGCAGCTGATGCTTTTAGATATGGCTGCTCTATTGATGGACCAACTAGAACCGACTGGTTGAAACCAATGCATGTAGATGTAACTTACGTAGTATAGGAAAATTAATGGCTAAAGGAAAACCACTAGCAGATCATGAGATCAAAGCAATATTAGGAGAACATATAAATAACTCCTATGGATACTTTGAAACTGAACTTACAGACTCAAGACGTAAAGCAACTGAATATTATTTCGGTGAAGCATTTGGTAATGAACAAGAAGGTAGATCACAAGTAGTATCTACAGATGTTGCTGATACAATTGAATCTATTTTACCATCATTATTAAGAATTTTTACAGCTAGTGATAATATTGTTAAGGTTGATCCTGTTACTGAAGAAGATGTTGAGATTGCAAAACAAGCTACTGATTATCTAAATCATATATTTAATAAAGATAATGAAGGCTTTACTACTCTGTATTCAATGTTCAAAGATGCATTAATACAAAAAAATGGTATCGTTAAAGTCTATTGGGATACTAGTGAAACAGCTAAACAAGAAACTTATGAAGCTTTATCTGAAGCTGAGTTTACAATGTTGATTGATGAAGATGGTGTAGAAGTAAAAGAACATACTGAGTACAAAGACACAACAGCTATAAAACAAAAGAAGAACATTAAAGATCAACTTAAAGCATCTGTACCTGAAGGTGATATGCAAGGTGAAGAAATATTAGATCAAATTAATAGTGTTCCTATTCCTAATTTACATGATGTAGTTATCATGCGTAAAGAAACATTTGGTAAAGTTAAGATGGAAGCTGTACCACCTGAAGAATTTTTAATTGAACGTAGAGCTAGATCTATTGAAGAAGCAAGTTTTACTGCACACCGTACAACTAAAACAAGAAGTGAATTAGTTGAAATGGGATTTGATGTTGATCTTGTTTACAGTTTATCAGAAAATAATTCTGAAAAATATAATGCAGAAGTATCAACCAGGTATAGAAATTTAGATGATGACTTTGATAGATCAGTTGGTGATGACTCTACACAAGAAATAGTTGTATTAGAATCTTATATTAAAATAGATGAAGATGGAGATGGTATTGCAGAGTTAAGAAAAATTACTTCTGCTGGTGATAATACATATACAATCTTAGATGATGTTATTGTTGATTCAAATCCTTTCTGTTCTATTACACCTATTATAGTACCACACAGATTTTATGGTAGATCAGTTGCAGAACTAGTAGAAGATATACAGTTAATCAAATCTACTGTAATGCGACAGTTGTTAGATAATATGTACCTAACAAACAATAACCGAGTTGCTGTTATGGATGGTCAAGTTAATCTTGATGATCTATTAACTAATCGACCAGGAGGAATTGTAAGAACAAAAGCTGCACCAGGACAAGTTATGATGCCGATGCAGACTCAAACTATTAATCAACAAGCATTTCCATTATTAGAATATTTAGATACTGTAAAAGAAAATCGTAGTGGTGTTACTAAGTATAACCAAGGTATGGACACTGATTCACTTAATAAAACTGCATCAGGTATAAATACTATTTTATCTCAATCACAGATGAGAATTGAGTTAATAGCTCGTATTTTTGCAGAAACAGGCGTAAAAGATATCTTTAAAAAGATGTTTGAGCTTGTTGTAAAATACCAAGATAAAGAAAGAATTGTAAAAATTAGAAATACTTTTGTTCCAATGAATCCTATGGAATGGCGAGATCGTTGTAATGTTACAATACAAGTCGGATTAGGTACTGGTTCAAGAGACCAACAGTTGGGAATACTAAATCAAATATTAAGACAACAAGTAGAAGCAATTAAACTACAAGGTTCACCTGCAGGACCAATAGTTAATATGAATAATATATATAATACATTATCTAAAATTATTGAGAATGCTGGGCTTAAAGATGTTGGTTCATACTTTACAGATCCACAGACTGGTATGCAAAACATGCCACCTCCTGGACCTAAAGAACCTACTGAGTTTGAAAAAGTATCACAAATACAAACGCAACAAAAAGCAGCTTCTGCACAAATGCAGTATGAAAATAGAATGCGTGAGATTGAATTAAAATCTCAAAGAATGATACTTGACTTTGAAGCGAAAATCAAAGAACTTGAGATGAAGTACGAAGCAGATATTGATGAGAAAGCAATTAGACGAGAAGCAATGACAATGTCAGGCTTATCTGAAAGCAATAAAGAAATGTTGACATCTGCTACAAAAGAATTATTACAACCTCAACAACCACAAGGAATCAATTTAGAAATAGATGTCGAACCTACCGAAGGAAATTGAACGAGGCTCTAGAGCAAAAAATATTTTAGAAGATGATCTTTTTGTAGAGACTTTTCAATTACTCAAAGATTCGTATCAAGAAGCGATATTTCAAACAGCACCAAATGATGATGAAGGTAGATTAAAAATATATCTAGCTTATCAAATTTTAGGTAAAGTTGAAAACCATTTCCGTGTAACAATGGAAACTGGTAAACTTGCAAGTAAACAATTAGAAGAACTTCGCAAGAAAAAATAACACCAACCCATTCAGGGAGTGTATATAAACACCAACCAATAAGGAGTGTACTATGGCTGATGAAGCTATGAATGTATTAGATGCTGCAGAAACTATTAAAGGTTTAATGACAGGCACTAACAAAACTGAAGAAGCACCTGCTGAAACAGTTGAAGCAACTGAAGAAGTTGTTGAAGAAACAATTGAAGAAAACATACCTACCCAGGATATTGAACCAATTGAAGTAGCTGAAGAAGCTACAGATGACGCTGAACAAGATATTAATGAAAGTTCAGAGCAACCTCTATATAGAGTTAAAGTCCAAGGTGACGAACTCGAGGTGACGCTTGATGAACTACTTCAGGGATACCAAAGAGAAGCTGATTACACAAGAAGCAAACAAGATTTATCCTTAGAAAAATCAAGGTATAATGATTTGTTGCAAGAATCTCAAACTGAGATTAATCAAAAGCTTAATAAGTTAAACGAACTAACTCAATCTGCACAAGTAGAACTTAATAACGAGTATAGCAACATTGACTTTGAAAAACTTTATGAAGATGATCCTGTTGAAGCAAGTAGACTCGAACACAAAATGCGTAAGAGAGCTGAAAACTTAAATAAGATTAATCATGAAACGCTACAAGCGCAAACAGTTGAACTTAAGAAATACGTAGAAGCACAAGAAAAAAAGATTGTGCGTCTTATTCCTGAGTTTTCTGATGTTACTAAAGCCAAAGCACTTAAAAATGATATGAAACATTATCTTAGTGGTGTTGGTTTTAATGCTCAAGAAATAGATACAGTCTATGATCATAGACAAGTACTATTGATTAGAGATGCTTTAGCTTATGATAAGATTCGTAAAGCTAATCCAAGAGTTAAGAAACAAGTTGTTAATGCTCCTAGAGTTATTAAATCAGGTTCTGCAAAAAGCAAGTCTGATGTTAGCAGTAAACTTAAAGCTGATAAACTAAATCGTCTGAAGAAAACAGGAGCTACTAGAGACGCAGCTTCTATTTTTAAAGACTATCTATAAAGGAGTCCTTAAATGGCACAACCAACAAACTTGTACGATACGTACGATACTACTGGTATTAGAGAAGATTTAGTAGATGTAATTTACAATATATCTCCTGAAGATACTCCAATACTTTCTGCAATCCCAAGATCGATTGCAAAACAAACTAAGCATGAGTGGCAAATAGATTCATTAGCTGCTGCTGCTTCTAACGCTGTAATCGAAGGTGACGATGCTACTATAGACGCTGCTACTGCAACTGCTAGAAAGCAAAACTT